TTCAGTGGGCGCAGGCGGCAACTGCCAGCTGTGCCTCGTCGCAGCTCGATTATCTTGAGAGGAGGTGAGATAAGGTGTCTATGAATGATACAGTGAGTGCGTATTTTAAGCAAGTAGGGTACGAGCCCTACAAGGAGCAGTGGGACTATCATAATTCCACTGCTCGTTTTCGTATCGCCACGGCGGGACGTCGAGCGGGAAAAGTTTGATGAGCGCTCGGGATGTTGTGCCCAAGCACCTCCTCAAGCCCAATCAGATGGTGTGGATAGTTGGCCCCAGCTATTGCGCAAATTTGTTCACTGAGATTTTGACGCAAAGGGGTTGGCTTAAATATGACGAAATTCAGGAGGGAGACCAGACGCTTTCTATTGACCCTAGTACGGGCCTCAGCGAGTGGGACACTATAGAAGGGGTACACTACTTCCCTGGTGAACACGACGTAGTTAGGATGGAGGGACAATCCCTCGCTGCTGTCACTACGCCCAACCATCGATGGTTGACACATAGGTTGCCCAAGGCTGACGGACGGCTTAAGTCTATTGGCTGGCAGTGGCGTACGACTGAGACTCTGACTACGAATGACCGGATTCCCTGTGCCGTCCCGCATCTAGGATTTCCCGGACCTGACCAGCAGAAGTACACTGATGCCTTTGTCGAACTTGCTGCTTGGATATGGATTGAAGGCCATATCTACAATGGTTCGGGCTTCGTAATTACTCAGTCGCACACCGTAAACGAACCAAACTGTGCGCGTATACGAAAGGCCTTGTTGCAGATTTGCCCCGAACCTAATTGGGCTCCTCATAGCAACAATGGGCTACCTTACTGGTCTGAGAAGATAGTAGCAAATAAGTCAGAGTGGAGTGACAAGCCTTTTACACAGTTTAGAATTGGTAATGTACTAGGACGAGAGTTCTGGAAAGTCTTCTTGTTGCATAAGGTTGTCGATCCCCAGTTTATTCTGGCGCTTACAGAGGCTCAGCTGCGACTGTTCGTAGATGTTAGCTTGGCGGGCGATGGAAGTATAAACCGGGGACGCAGTAGAAACTACGATGCAGTTTTTCAGGAGAACGCGGAGCGGCTGTTTGCGGTGCAGCTGGCTTGCACTCTTTTGGGAATTCGGACTAGTCTAAAGCAGCGCGGTGATGGACAGTGGGTACTGGGAGTACTGACCCAGTCATTTGTTTGTCCTACGCAGTCGCGTGCATCACAACGGTGCAAGGACCCTAGTAAGGGTATGCAGATTGTTAGGGAAACTACAGACGGCGTCTGGTGTCCCAAGACTAAAAATGGCACTTGGCTTGCAAAGTATAAGGGGTCAGTTTACTTCACCGGGAACACGCTTGCGGAGAAAGAATTTCGCCAAGTATGGAACGATTTGATTGTCAAGAAGAAGCTTGGTAAGGACAGGCGCGTTAAGAAATCCTACTCTGTTCGTACTGGGGCGATGGAAATCAAATTGCCTTGGAATTCGGAAGTAATTTGCAAGAGTGCGGAGCAATCTGACCTACTGGTAGGTGAGGGCTTGGATCATGTGATCATGTCGGAGGCGGCGAAACACCGAAGAGAAACTTGGGAAAGATTCATTCGGCCGTCCCTCGCGGACCGTCGTGGCTCAGCAGATCTGAATTCGACACCTGAAGGGTACAATTGGTATTATGACCTCTTTCAGTTGGGACGAAACCCTGAGCTTCCAGACTACTGGTGTGCGAAGTACCCCTCGTGGATGAACCCTTATGTGTACCCGGGTGGTCGTGAAGATGACGAGGTTAAGTTGCTCGAAGCGACTATGGACCACGAGTACTTCATGCAAGAAGTTGGCGCAGACTTTGCATCCTTTGCCGGTAAGATTTTTCCTGACTGGGACGAGTTCGAGGACGTTAAGCCGCACGAGTTTAATCCTGCGTACCGCTCATACATGACAGTTGATTATGGCTACAGTAATTACATGGCAGCGGTCGAGTTTCAAGTTAGTCCGACAGATCAGGTCTACGTTTGGCGCGTTTGGTACAAGAAGTTCAAGACCATTCCTGACATGGCACGGGAGCTTAAGGCGCAGGAGCAGCCACCTGGGTACCATTTGGACTTGATCTTTGGCGACCCTGCGGATCCACAGGCTGGCGCAACTCTGTCAGAAGAGATGGATGTTCAGGTTTACGCACCTAAGGATTTGAAGGCAAGGTTTACTTGGCTCGACGGTATCATGCTTATGCGTGGGTTCATGAAGCATGACCGTCAAGTGAGCGAGGACGAGTACGGTACGCCATTTTACGAAAGTTCCTTTTACGTTGACCCTCGCTGCACACCCGTTATTAAGGAGCTGTCTAGTTATCGGAGCAGGGAACCGATTAAGGGTCAGAACGTTCCTGAGCTAGGCGTTAAGGCGGACGACCATACCATCGATGCCATGCGGTACGCACTCCTTTGTATCTTCAAGCTTGGCGCAGTTAAGCCACTGGAGGATAGTATGGTTAGTGGCGAAACGCGCCAACCTGCAGTATTTCGGCGTGAGAGTGCTCTTGTAGCTGCTAGCGCGTCGGATATGTTGGACACGCAGCACGTGCTTAGTAGTAGCTCGGCCATCTTTGGCGCTGACGATCCTGGTACATTCACGTGGGGAATGGACTTTTAAATGTCAGTTGGCGACGAACTTAACACGGCTAAGGAAGATCTGGCGCGAGCTGAGGCTGAACGTGACCAAATGGCCAAGCCACGACGTCGGTTGACGATGGAAGATCTGCGAGACATTAACTACCTACCGCGCGTTGATCTTCAAGACGTGCTGTCGTCATACGATCCAGTATCCGTTGGGACTTCTGATGGGCACGAGTTCATTGTTGTGGCGCCTAAGGGTTCGGAGATGCCTGACCCGAATACGCGCGCGCCTACGACTGTAGTTAGGTCTCAGGCTGATGTCGATGAGATCCATCGCCAACGTTTGGAAGATATTGAAATAGGTAAGCAGCTGGCGCTGCGTGACTTTGCTGTTCGGCCCGATCAGGGGCCGACGAGGACGGGAATTGGTACTCAGACAGGCGCCATTAGACAACATCCATCCGTGAACTTTGTGCGTGGCGTTGGTGTTTCAGATTCGGAAGTCGGACTAGAAATCGGAACTGCAGTTGCTAGTCCCTGGACGTCGTGGACTCGGCGCGAGTACAATGCGGACCTCATAGGGTACAAGGGGCTAAGAGTCTATCAAAAAATGGCCAAGTCTGATGGCACAGTACGCGGCATGCTACGTTTGGCGAAAACGCCAGTTTTGGCTGGACAGTGGGGTATCAAGCCCGCGTCGGAGAACAAGCGTGACGTCAACATTGCTAACTTTGTTTGGGCGAATCTGACTGACTGGATGTCAACATCTTTCCCCCAGTTCATCACTGAAGCTCTATTGATGCTCCAGTACGGCTACTACTGTGCCGACTCTGAGACTGAGATCCTTACGCGTGAGGGGTGGAAATCTCACGACCAATTGCGTGGCGATGAAGAGGTTCTCACGCTTAATGCCGAAACGGGCCTGTCTGAGTGGCAGCAGCTTGTCTCGGTAAACCAGTTCGAGTACGATGGCGCTATGCTCAGTATTGAGTCGAAGCAGCACTCGTCACTAACAACATTGGATCACAATTGGGTAGTTGAGCCGACGCACGATCGAGGGGCACCTTTCAAGTTCAAGAAGAGCTGGGAGTTGAACACTAACCACAGGTTGATTAAGTCAGCTCCTCGAGCAGAGTATCCTGTTGACAAGAAGTACGACGACGACTTTGTTGAACTTCTTGGCTGGTGGGTTAGTGAAGGTAGTGTCCAGGGAACGAGTAAGCACGTAACGATTTGGCAGTCGCCAACAGCTAATCCTGCGAATTGCGATAGAATTCGGGGCTTGTTCCGCAGGCTCTTTGGTGTGCCAGGACCGCTACGCGAGGGCCATACATGGATTGAGGAAGTGCATCCCGGTACGGGTATGTTGCTCTGGCGCTTGAACGTTCGAGCGTCGCGTTCGATTTTGGCGCTAGCTCCACGTAAAGAGCTAAAGCTTTCTGCTGTGCAGGACTTTACTAAGGCACAACTTCAGTTGTTCGTAGATGTTGCTATGCTGGGTGACGGTTCTGCTACCGAAGGGAGTGTGCCTTACTACGGACAGTCAGACCCTGACCGTCTCGACGCTATTGAGCTAGCCTTGATCCTTCTTGGTATTTCAACAAGGCGCAGCGTCAGGTCTGATGGCTTTCATTGCTTGTGGATTCATCAACGAACGCGCGTGCAGCCCTTCAATCCTAATGGTAAGAGCCACAGCAGGTGGGTCGAGTATTCCGGTACTGTTTGGTGCCCTACGGTTCCGAATAAGACCTGGCTAGCTCGGCGCAGAGGCACTGTTTACTTTACTGGTAATTGTTTCGAAAAAGTGTTTGCACATGGCGAGGACGTAACGGCAGACCCGCGGGCTAAGGGCAAAATTGTTTGGAAAAAACTGGCGCCTCGACATCCTATGGATGTTAAAGAGTGGTTCATGGATATCAACGGTGGACCTTTGAGCGTTGATATGTGGGCGCCACCAGTGCAAGTTGGTGATGCTTCTGGCAACTTTGGCACGTCTGCGCGCACTATACCGAATACGTTCGAAGGTGGTGTTATTCAAGCCTTCCAGCGCTGGATTAACATTCCTATTGATAAGCTGCTCGTCTTCTCGTTTGATAAAGAAGCAGGCGACATCGAAGGCACTAGCATTCTTCGAAGTGCATATAAACATTGGTACATGAAGGATGCACTCTATAAAATTGATGCCATAGCCAAGGAGCGACATGGAATTGGCATTCCTGTTGTTAAGCTGCCGATGGGCTTTTCGGAGCAGGATTTGAAGAATGCTGACCAGTTGGGTAGAAATCTTAGAACGAACGACCGTGCGCATGTTGTGCTACCACCAAACTGGGACTTGGTATTCGCTGAGCTTAAGGGTCAACCGGTTGATTGCCTGAGAAGTATCGAGCACCATGACAATATGATCTTGCAGGGTGTCTTGGGTCAGTTCATGAACAAGGCATCTACACAAGTCGAGGAGCAGCACACTATCTTTTTGAAGGCGACTAGGTTCACGGCTGACATCTTGGCCGACGTGCTTAACTCGTACGCCATTCCGCAGTTGGTCAACATGAACTGGGGACGAAATGTGTACCCCAAGATCTACGTGAAGCGGATCGGCGAGCAGGAGGACTGGCGCACGCAGTCGTTCACGATTAGAAACCTTGTCGGTGCTGGTGTTATTGTTCCTGATGACGCAATGGAGTCGGCGCTGCGAGATGAAATGGGTCTGCCACCGATTCAGCGCGAGACGGCCAGACTTGTTCGTGAACAGCCCATGGAGAACCTGCAGAGGATCAACCCGGCGCCTACAGAGTTGCCTGGTCCAGGACACCAGACAGTACCAAACCAGATGCCTTATCCGCCTCGGACACCAAACGCACCAGCGGCGACGCCAGGCTCAGGCAAGAATAGGTCAGAGTTTGAGCCAAATGTGCCTGGTGGACAAAACATCGGCGGGACACCACAGCTACCTAGAGTCGGACCACCACGGCAGGCACCGCCCAGTGCTTTTAGGAGGCAGCCACTAGGCGGACAGGACAGATCGGGCAAGGGCGGAAGGAGAGGACAGTAATGACGAGTGGCCTTCCCGCTGTATTTGTTCTCGCCGACGATGTAGGGATAGCGGGTCCTGGCCGTTATCCCGGTATGTATGTTGGGCGATCAGAAGATGTGTCTCTGTTCGATCCAACTAAGCAGTACGTTGCTATTATAGAGCACTAGGAGAAAAAGCATGAAGCGTCAGGCAGTTTCCTCGGCTACTGTAGCCGTAGGAACGACTGAGACCGTCGTCGCTACCGTACCGATGCCTATGCTCGGCGACAACCCGCTTATCAGTGGCGTTATTATTGATGGCGTCATTAATATGACGTTGGGTACCACTCAAACTTCAGTGGCGATTCGCGTTCGTCGCGGTGCGCTAGCTGGTACACAGGTGGG